ACAATGGCTGTGCGCCTGCTTTGTAAGCAGGGGGCTGCAGGTTCAAGTCCTGTCAGGTGCTTACCTTTCCTACCCAAACCAATAAACCGCTATGACCACTAAGAAAACTAAGACCCAGAATGAAGACGCGCAGACTGAAGCCAGCCTGCTCCCTATGCCCCCCGCCCCTGACGCTGATCGTCTGACCGCGCACCAAGCGCTAATTCTGGCAGTCAATGGCTGTCACAATGTCAGCGCCCAAAAGGTCAATCCCCACTTCCGCAGCAAATACTTTGGGCTGGCTGAGCTGCTGGACATTGTGAAGCCAACCTTTGCCAAGTATGGTTTGGCTATTGTGCAAATCCCCAGCACTGAGGATGGGCGCATTAGCATCAGGGTTCAGATTTACCACACTAGCGGTCACTGCTTCCACTTTGAAAGCGTTGGTATCAAGTCTGAAGGTCTTAACCTTCCGGCACTAGGCTCAGCTATGAGCTACCTGAAGCGCTACCAGCTGGCTACCCTGTGTGGTGTGGCTGCGGACTTGGAGGATGATGACGGCAGCAGCGTCAGCAAGCAGCAGCAGTCCTATGCCAGCAGCGTAGCTAAGCAGCAGACCGCCCCGGCAAAGCCTGCCGCAAAACCTGATGCGCCTTGGTTCGATTGGCTTACCACTGAAGCTGAGCAGCAGGCTGCCCAAGGCATCCTGATCCGCAAGGGCTGGCTTTCCCCTGACGCGCACCTGTCTGACCTTGCTGACCAATATGTGAAGCAGCTGCAGCAGCCTTCTATGCGTCAGGCTTTCGCTAAGGCTGTTGAAACCGAGCTGTCCCAGACCAATGGCTAAGCACAACCCCAAGCTCAATCCCTGCCGCCCATACCTAACCCCTGACATTCAGCAGGGGCTTAGCTTGGAAACCAAGCGATTGGTTGCAGGTCAGCTGATCAGCAGTGGCTGGCATAAGCGCAGGGTGCGTAAGACCCTTGAGCTATCCGGGCGACAGCTGCGCAAGGCTATCAATAACCTTAAGCACCCTGCCAATGTCTGAACCTGACCACCCGCATACCCCACAGTTTGTCAGCAAGGATACCTTTACTGTGCTGTGGGAAACCCTGAAGACCAGCCAAGCTAGTGAGCAGCACCTGTATAAGCAGCTTGAGCAGTCCAAGTCCCAAGCTGATTGGCTAGCCTATGAAGCTGCGCGCCTTGGCAAGCTGGCTAAGGAATATAATGACCGGGCTGACGCGCTCAAGGCTGAGCTTGGCAGGGTCACTGAAGATAACCACAGCCTTAATGGTCACCTGAAGACCATACTAGATGAGCTGACTGCAGTGCGCCTTGATCTCAAGTGGTATGTCAGCCAGCAGGCTGTAGCGCGTAGCGTAAAGGATGACCACCTGACCGCCTTGGTAGATGCTGGCAAGGCGCTGCGTGACTGCCTAGCTCAGTTTAAGATTACCAGCTTTACTGATGGTGTCAGGAATGAAAGACCTGCCTACCCTGAGCTTGTGGAAGCTTGGGACAAAGCTTTTAAGATTGATGTAGTATGAAAACCCAACCTGCCCTGCCCCCTGAAGTGATCGCTGAGCGCGCTGCCGCGCTTGGTCTGTCTGAAGCTCAGGTTAAGTCCCTGCTCAGCTGCGGTCATAACACCCCTAACGAAAGGGCTGCGCGCCTTGACCAGCGCAACCACCATATTGTCTGGGTGGATGGTAAGCCCAAGCTGCGCGTCAGGATTGCCCACCGGGTTAAGCTGTTCAGCTTGCCTGAAGACCTTGATGCTGCGCGCGCTGAGCGTGACCGACTGCTGATCCAGCTTGGCTATAAGGGTCAGGACTTCAGGCGCGAGCTGCGCCAGAAAGGGGTGAGCCTGTGAGCAACCACACTGAATACACCCCCTGCTCAGGTCAGGATGCTAACGGCACTACCAAGCACTTTGTGACCATCAAGCGCGGCAACGCCAATACGCTATTCCTTTCTTTCAATGGTCAGCTGCTGCGCTTTGATACAGCCACTGACTGCCTGACTTTCTGCTGTATGCTAAACAGTGGCTTCATCACGCAGACTTTCGCGCCTGACAAACTTTCCCAGAAACCCAAACCCAAGAAAAAATAATGATCACCAAGCAAATGATTGAAGCCCTGCCTACATCCAGCTGGACAAGGGCTGACTATGACGCGCACCAAGCGCTTAACCAGACGGCAGGCAAGCTGCTGCTGGTCAGCCCCGGTCACTACCACCATTACACCAGCAACCCGCAGAAGGAAACGGAAGCCCTGCGCGTTGGCATCCTGACGCATATGTGCGTCCTTGAGCCTGAGCTGTTTGCTACCAATGTTATCTGCGCCCCTGAAGACGCGCCTAAGAAGCCTACCCAGAAGCAGATCAATGCTAAGAAGCCCAAGCCTGAGACGCTGGAAGCTATTGCTTGGTGGCAAAACTTTGATGAGTCCAGCAAGGGTAAGATTGTGGCTGACCGGGATGAGTATGCCACTGCCCTTGCCTGCGGCACTGCCTTGCGCGCTGAGCTGGCGCACTATGCGGTCAGGGCTGCAGCTACTGAGCTTAGCCTGATCTGTGAATACTCAGGCGTTAGCCTTAAGGGTCAGCTGGATATGGTCACTGAGGATGGTTATATTGAAGACCTGAAGACCTTTGGTGAGCATATCAATAACCCGCGCAAGGTTATGGCTGCGGTCTATAAGCGTGGTTATCATATCCAAGCTGCGTGGTATTGCCTGCTATTCAAGCAGGTGTTTGGCTTCCGTCCTGCCGGGTTTCGTATGCGCTGCGTAGAGAAGGCTGCGCCTAATGCTACCCAGACCTTTGAGCTGAGCGCTGAGCTGATCGCTGAAGGTGGTGTGCTGGTGCAGCAAATCCTTGAGACTTACAAAGCCTGTAAGTCCTTTGATAGCTACCCTATGTATCCCAAACAGGTCATCACCCTTAAGCCTTTTGAAAACCAGAAGCCCGGTGAGCTGGATGAAATCACCTTTGCCTAAGACTATGCGCCCAATCTTTATTGAGCTTACGCTGCTCAGTGGAATGAAGACTTGGCTGCAGGTTAGCCAAGTGGTCAGCATCACGCGGATTGGTAAAGCTACCTATGTGCGTTGTGTGGATGACTTCCCTGACCCTGATGCTTCTAACACCATCAGGGCTGTGCAGGAAGACCCTGAATATATCTTTAACGCTCTTAGCGCGCTTACCCATAGCGCCCCTAACTCTCCTACCAATAACTAAGCTATGAATGACAATGCCAATAAGCCCAAGCTGGTGACCATCAGCCAGCCCGGTGAATACACAGTGCGCGCCTGCAAGGTGCGTCCTGAAGACTGCAGCAAGACCCAGAAGGGTGACCCTAAGATCAAGGTGCTGATGGTCACTGAAGACAGCCAGAAGATTAATGACACCTTTTTTGGCAGCACTGAAGGTGCGCTGAAGCGAGCTGCTGCCTTTGTCTGCACTGCCACAGGTAAGAAGATGGGACTGCCGCCCAAGGATGAGCAGGGTCTGTTTGACTATCTTAACAAGGCAGCTGGCTGCTGGCTTAAGGTGACTGTGGTGCAGGAAGATGTGACCTTTGCTGATGGTATGACCCGGCGCATTAGCAAGGTGACCAAGTTTGCCCCGGCAGTCCGTATTGCACCCGCGCAGGAAGCCCCACCCTTCTAATGGCTAAGCGCCTGATGCTGCCAAGGGGCAGGGCGCGGATCGTTCCGCACCAAGCCTATGACGCTGCCCTGATTGTTAAGAAGGGTGTGCTAGCCTATGACTACGGCAAGCTTGTCAGCATCACTAGGCGCGTGATGAAGCTTAACCCAGCTGACGCATCAGATTGGGTGAGCTATAATTTTTGCAATAACCCACACCTGAAAATCCACCCATACTGATAAACCATTGACCAAGGACTGACTAACCCACAGCCCTTATCACCCCTTCTATGACCAACCTACCTAGCCCCGGTCACAACCTACCCTGTGACTTGGATGCTGAACGCACTGTGCTTGCCTCTATCCTTGTGGATAGCGCGCAAGACAAGCCAACGCTCACCAGCTGCCTCAAGGCTGACCTTCAGCCTTCTGACTTCTATGAGCCTAAGCACCAGCTGATCTACCTAGCCTGCCAGAAGGCAGCTGAGGAAGGCGCTATGCCTGATGAGCTGGCTGTAAGCGCCAACCTGCGCGCTAACCTTCAGCTGGATATGGCTGGGGGCGTCCCCTACCTGAATGAGCTGACCGCAAAGCTGTTCGCCCCTTCACCTAATGTAGCTAAGGCAGTCACGCTGATTAAGGATAAGCTGAACCTGCGCAGGCTTATCTACGCATCTAGGGAGCTGCAGACAAAGGCGCAGTCAGGCATCTTCAGTCCTGCTGAGCTGGCGGCAGGCTTCCAAGCTAGCACCAGACTCATCCTTGAGTCCGGCAAGCGCTCAGAAACCACCCAGCGTATGGAGCTGGATGAGCTTTGCAGCTTTGACCGATTTAATGACCCCAATACCTTGGTGGGGAAGCGCTGGCTGTGCAAAGGTGGTAGCCTGCTATTCTCAGGGCAGGCTGGCGCTGGAAAATCCACCCTGCTGACTCAGCTGTGCATCAGCTGGGCGCTTGGCAGGGACTTGTGGGGTATGAAGCCTGTGCGCCCCCTGCGTATGCTGATCCTGCAATCTGAGAATGACGGAGGCGATTTGGGCGAGCAGCTGCAGGACTGCCTCAAGGCTATGCAGCTTACCCAAGCTGAGAATGAGCAGCTGCGTGAGCGCGTATTTATCTACCGGGAAGCTGTGAAGACAGGGGAAGCATTTGGGACGCTGCTGGAAGACCTGATTACTACCCACCAGATTGACTGCGCTGTGGTTGATCCGTTGCTTGGCTTCAGTGGCGGGGACATATCAAAGCAGGACTTCTGCAGCCATTTCCTGCGCCATATCCTGCAGCCTATCCTGATGCGCACTGGGTGCTGCCTCATAGCTGGTCACCACCAGAATAAGCCCCCGCGTAAGAAGGAAGACCAAAGCAGTATGCTATCTACATATGACTTCACCGGCTCAAGTGAGCTGGCTAATTGGTTCAGAAGCACAGCAATCCTGCGCAGGGAAGACCCTGAGCTTCCCCACTTCGTCTTTAAGCTGGGCAAGCGCGGCAGCAGGGCAGGGATGAGGGACAAGCAGGGTAATTTCACTGAGTCCCTACGGATCAGGCACAGCAAAATCAGGGGTGAAATCAAATGGGAGATAAACGACCTGCCGCCCCCTTCTGAGGAAGTCTGAAAGATGAACCATATAACAGTCAGATCAATCAGCCCAGAAGACGCGCACCCTTGGCTGCTTAATAAGCATTATGCCCATAGGCTTTGCCCCATATCATATGCTTTTGGCGCTTTCAGTGGTAATGACATAATTGGGGTGGTCACTTACGGCACTCCAGTATCATCAACCCTTAGGGATGGTGTATGCGGAAAGGAACACGCTAGCTGCGTATTGGAGCTGAACAGGCTATGTTGTGAGAGTATGAAAAACCTAGCTTCTACCTTGGTTGGCAGATCTTTAGCGCTACTTCCCAAGCCAACAGTGGTAGTTTCCTACGCAGACACTGGGCAGGGTCATATAGGCTTCGTGTATCAAGCCACTAACTTTATTTACACTGGGCTTTCAGCTAAGTTTAAAGACCCAATGGTAAGGGGTATGGAACATAAGCACCATACCACCATAGGTGATGAAGGCAGGGGGCATCCTTCTAGGGTGGATTTCCTGCGTGAGAAGTATGGGGCTGAGAATGTCTATTTTTTGGAAAGGGATAGGAAGCATAGGTATATCTATATCTGCGGATCTAAGACCCAAAAGAAGCTGCTGCTAAAAGCTCTTACTTACCCAATCGAGCCTTACCCAAAGGGTGAGAGCAAGAGGTATGATGCTAGCGCCCAGATACAGGGGCAGACCTATTTCAACCTATGACCCTTTGGAGCTGGCACACACCTAATACCCTAAAGGGTATTATAGGGGGCTATACCCCCTGCTTTAACGCTGACGCTAGCAGGGGGCTTCACCCCCTATCCCATCCCCAATCCCCTTGCGCGTGATCCAATGGCTAAGAAGACTAGAAGACATTGGCAGAAGCTGCAGCACTGGGCTAAGCAGTGGAAGATCAACAGACCAGCTATGGAAGCCAACCTAAGCACCCTGATTGCCTCTAGGAAGGCTTTGAAGGCTCAGAAGGTGTCAAGGGTAGGGCAGATAGTCCAAAGCCTGCCTCAAGCCTTCCCAGCTAGCTCAAGCAAGCAGCTGATGGGTGAAGCCCTGAAGACTGCTGGGGCTGAGCCTACCCCTGCCAGACTCAAACGCCTTAGGGTGTATGCAGTCAGGTATGGCTTCCTAAGGTATGATAACCTGACAAAGCTATGGCACAAAGTCCCTTGAGTTTGCCAGATTGTGTATAAGTCTGGGGTAAGTGGCAGCTGATCCAACCAGACGCAGGACTAAGGAACACCTACAGCAGCTGCGTGATGCTGAGGGAAGACCTGAGGAAGCTGAGTTTGATAGCTGGTTTGATAGTCTGCCAAAGGCTGAGCAGGCTAAGCTGCGCGCACTAGACCCACCTATTATCCCTTACAGGGAAATGCCACTGCCTAGGTATAGCTTCCCTGTGTATGATCAGGATGCTAAGTTTGCTACGGCAGACCCAAGACGAGCTGATGAGCAGCCTACTTCTTTTGATGATACTTGGGTGACCAAGGAAAGGGTGCAGGAGATTATTGCTGATGTGCTGGCTATGCTTGGCGCTTCACCAGACAAGGCAGTGCAGCATCATTTTGATTTGGTGCGCATTATCCTACAGACACCAGACGCACCTACACAGGTTGATTTAGCCAAGCGTATGGGACTGACCAAGCAGGCTATCAGTTTCCGCGCTAAGAAGCTTATACACAACGCCAGCAGCATAGCTCCGGGCTTGCTTGATCGTATGAAGCTGCCTGATCAAGCTGGCGCTGAGCTTCAAACAAATCCAAAAATTATAAACGCGCAGCTACAGGGGTCGCTAAGAAATCTATTACCCCCACCCCGCGCAGCGCGTGGGGCATCCACCACCGCCAAAAAACACGCGTTTCCAAAAGTGGGCGGTCAGGAAAGCCACCAGCTGCCGGGTCAGCGCGCAGCTAAGACCAAGGCAAGCAAATGACACAGGCAGCTTTAGCAAAAGCCTTGGGCAAGTCAGTGGGCTATGTCTCTAAGCTTTGCCAGCAAGGTATGCCTAAGGAGCTTGAAGCTGCAAGGGCTTGGCTTGATCTACGCAAGGCTGGCAGGACGCGCAAGCTAGCTCCCTCAAAGCCTATGACAGCTGAGGCAGGCGCAGCTCCTGAGCTTAGCGGCAGCACGATTGGTAGCCTTACTGCCGGGACAATCAGCACTGCCTTAGCTCAGCATAAGGTGCTGGTTGATAGGGCGCGTGAAGTCTATGCAGCCAGCATTGAAGCTAACGATCCTGCACAGACCAAGCTGGCGCAGGCATACAGGCAAAGCTTCCTGCTGCTGCTTGAGATTGAAGCTGAGGAAAAGAAGCGCGCCTTGGAAGCGCGTGAATACATCAGGCTTAGTGAAGCCTTGGAGATTATCACCCGGTGGACTTCCAAGGTTGTGAGCAGGCTGGATAAGCTTCCCTTGGACTGCGCGGAAAGCTGCAACCCTGACCGCCCTGAGCTAGCTATTAAGATACTTGAGCGCTGGTCTAGAAGCGCGCGTGAAGACCTAGCAACCACTTGAGCAAATGAGTAATTACAAATTATTACACGGCAGCAATCTGGAGGTTTTGCCAACCTTACCTGATAACTATGTTGATGCTATTGTGACTGATCCACCATATGAGCTTGGCTTTATGGGTAAGGCTTGGGATAGCACAGGTATTGCATACAGCGTAAAGCTTTGGTCTGAATGTCTTAGGGTGCTAAAGCCCGGTGGACACCTGCTGGCTTTCAGTGGCTCAAGGACTTACCATAGAATGACCTGCGCCATTGAAGATGCAGGCTTTGAAATTAGGGATCAGATTATGTGGGTATATGGTTCAGGATTTCCCAAGTCACACAATGTAAGCAAAGCGCTGGACAAGGCTGCTGGGGTAGAACCACAAGTTTTAACCAGAAACCCAAACTCAAGAGAAAACTCTAAGAAAGAAAACAACCTGTATGATGCTGGGACTGTAGGTAAGACCGCTATGATTACAGCACCTAGCTCAGATGCTGCAAAACAGTGGGATGGCTGGGGAACAGCTTTGAAGCCAGCGCACGAGCCTATCTGCCTAGCTCGAAAACCACTTGAAGGCACTGTTGCAAGTAATGTCACCAAGTGGGGTGTGGGAGGCATTAACATCAACGCTTGCAGGGTAGGGAATGAAGGAGGATGTGCAGGTGCAGGTGCAGGTGCAAGGGTTTTTGGGAACGGACTAAATGGAACATTTGCAAAGCCTGTGCCGGGACTTGGACGCTTCCCTGCCAACCTGATGCACGATGGAAGCCAGCAAGTGCTTGATCTGTTCCCATCAAATGCTGGCTCAGCAGCGCGCTTCTTTTATTGCCCTAAGGCAAGCAAGGCTGACAGGGATAATGGGTGTGGTGGTTTTGATCTTAAAAGGGATAGTGATAGAAAGAAGACTGATGGTGTAGGTGGTGACAATCCAAGGAATAGGACAAACAAGCTTAGGTCTAATTTTCACCCCACAGTTAAGCCCACTGAATTGATGCGCTATTTGTGCAGGCTTATCACACCACCTAAAGGACTTATCCTAGACCCCTTCAATGGGTCAGGCTCTACAGGCAAAGCTGCGCTGCTGGAGGGCTTTAGCTACTTGGGTATAGAGTTAAATCTGGACTACATTAAAATTAGTGAAGCCAGATTAAATGACCTGAATACCTGAACCTTATGAGCAAACCAATACGCATAGTGGCGGCAGGGGATAGTCACGGAGATCAGTATGACCCTGAGGCAGTGGCAGCGCTGCTGGAATACTGTGACCTATTCAAGCCTGACCTGAAGATACATTTAGGGGATGCCTTTGACCTGCGCGGACTGCGCGCCGGGGCTAAGGATGTTGAAGCTAGGGAAAGCCTTAAGGAAGATGTGCGCTGCGGAATTGCCCTGCTGAAAGCTTACAGACCTCAGGTATATCTGCTAGGTAATCACGAAAGAAGGCTTTGGGATGCCACTGACAATATAGGCAGTGGTGATCTGTCTGACTATTACCAAGGCGTTAAGGATGGTATTATGCGTGAAGCCCGGAAAGCAGGCGTTAGGAAAGTGCTGCCATATCACGCTGACCTTGGTGTGTATGAAGTGGGAAAGGTTGCGTTTGCTCACGGCTACGCTCACGGCAAGGACGCAGTGATGCATCAAGGCGCGCACTATGCTGAGCGCGGGGGCGGGTTTGTCTGCGGTCATATCCACAGGCTTGAGATGGTTGCGCTGCAGAAGTGGCAAGGGGGCGCAGCCTTCAGCGCTGGTTGCCTGTGCCGCAAGGATATGGCTTATAGCAGCCATAGGCTAGGCAGCTCACGCTGGGGGTCAGGCTTTGTGGCTGGTCTTATTGATGGTGATAACTTCAAGCTTTGGATGGTTCACAAGCTAGGTAAGTCCGGCAAGTGGGTTGCTCAGACTGACTTCAAGCTGCTTAAAGCAAACCAATGGGAAGCCTGAACCAATCGCTAGATTTGCTGATGTGCGCCCTGCGCGGTCAGGACGGCAAGCCTAAGGGCTGGCTTGATGTTCACCAGCTGCGGGTGCTATGGAAGATGCAGACGCTGAGCGCCGCCAGCAACAGGGCTAAGCTTGTCTGGCAGCGTGGCTTCCTTGAGCGCAAGTCCTATCACTTCATCAGTGAAGCTGGGACGCATAGCTTAGCCTTTGCATACAGACCGCTTAAGCCCCTGAAGACTATGCAGCAAGTGGATGAAGCTTGCGCTAATGAGGGAGCTGAGAAGCCACTTGCAGGTTGGATCTGCTGCGCTGAGTTTGCCGCAAAATATGGTGTCAGTGTGCAGGCAGTGCATCAGATGACCAGCAGGCATAAGCTGAAGGTGCGTAGGTTCAGGGTTAAGCGCGGGTTCAATGGGCTTAGGAATGTCATACACTATAGGGAAGCTGAGCTGATCTCCCTGCATAAACTTAAGAAGCTCAAATGACAGATCAGGAGCAGCAGATTATTGAAGCAGCTAGGGCTATCATAAGACCCAGCTACTCAGGTGACATTGTGGATTGGTGTGAACAGAATGTGACTGAAGTGCCTGACAGCCCTATTAGGGGCAGGCTCAATCTGTCGCGCACGCCTTGGGTGTCGGAAGCCCTTAGGACGGCAGCTGATCCAGAAACAAAGGTGCTTTCAATCATAGCTTGCACACAGTCTGGCAAGTCCCTGTTTGCTCGCCTGTTCACCTGCTGGGCAATCGTGAACAGCCCTGCGCATATGATGCTGCTGCAGGCTAACGACCCAGAGGCTAAGGACTGGTTTCTCCGGTATGTGCGTCCTTTGTTCAAAATGTGTCCACCTGTTCAGGCGCTTTTGTCTGATGATGATAATGACAAAAGCACCACAGCTGACTTTAAGAATAATGTGACCTTGTATTGCAGGGGAGCTTGGAATGAAAACAACCTGCAGCGCCTGACGCTAAGGCGCGTGATAATGGATGAAACTTGGCTGTATCCCAAGGGGCATATGGCTGAAGCTATGGCGCGCACCCAGACCTTTAGCTGGATGGGTCAGGTGATCGCTATGAGTCAGGGCGGGTATGAAGGTGATGAGACTACCACCCTGTTCAATGGCACTGACAAGCGTAGCTGGCACTTTGCCTGTGTGAAATGTGGGGCAGTGCAGCCTTGGCTTTGGGATTATGTCAGGCTGCCAGAGACTGCTAAACTTAATGGTGTCTGGGATCTGAAACAGGTGGAAGCAGGCACAACCTATGAGTGCGCCCACTGCCAGCATAGAATGACTGACACACCCGGAAGCAGGGCTGAAGCTAACAGGGTTGATAGGGGAGCAGGGTTCAGGGCTACTGCACAAAGCACCAGCGTTGGCAGTGTTGGTCTGCATTGGAATTGCCTATGCAATAGCAGCTGGGGAAAGGAAGCTGTGCGTATGCTGCGCGCTAAGGAAGCCTATACCCTGTATGATGATAGTGAACCACGCCGGCTGTGGAAAATGAAGCGCTTGGCTCAGGCGTGGTCTGAAGATGGTGGTGAGATTGCCAGCCAAGCTGAAGCTGGTGACTATGCCCTTGGTGACCCTTGGGACAAGGAAGCTTGGGTGACCCCTGACGCTAGGGTGCTGGACTTTGCTGCTGACCTGCCTGCAGGGAGTATCCCCTTCAGGACGCTGGCGGCAGATATGCAGCGCGGTCATATGTGGGCTGAGGTAAGGAGCTGGTCAAAGTCTGGGCACAGCAGGCTGCGCTGGTGGGGCAAGCTGGATACTTGGCAGCAGCTTGATGATCTGGCTGCTGAACACAAAGTGAACAAAGCCTTTTGTGGGGTGGACTGTGGTGACCAGACGCAGGAAGTATATGCCCAGACTGCGCTGCGCGGGTGGAAGGCGCTAAGGGGTAGCGGTCAGACTGACTTCACTGTGCAGGACGCAGGTGGTAAGACCACAAAGCGCTTCTATTCAGACAAGCAATTTGTCTTCATCCCCGGTCAAAGGAACAGGGCTGAAATGATTGTGTGGAGTAATTTGCAGGCTAAGGATATGCTGGCTGGTCTGCAGAAGCGCCGGCTGCATACATACGGCAGGAATGTCCCTGACGATTATACCCAGCAGCTTACAAGTGAGATCCGGGTAAAAGATGCGCGATCAGGCAAAGCGCACTGGATATTGCCAAGCAGTAAGACCTGCGGCAATCACGCTTGGGACTGCGCGCTGATGGGTCTGATACTAGCTGTGCGCTGGGGCATCATAGGCAGGGAAGCTACTGAAACTGCAGTGCCTACGCAGCCAGCTGAATGATTGACCAACCCAGATTAGCCCTAACCATTGGGCAAGGTTGCGCCTTCAGTGATGTAAGCTGTATGGGTCACAGCTTGGGTATGGCTGGCAGGCGCAACCCCCTTTGACTTATTCTGCATCACAAATGGCTAAAGGCACTTACATTGGCTTTCCCAAGCAGGACTTGCTGGACATTTACAACGCTGCCCTTGCGCAGATCAAGTCTGGCACTGTGGTCACAAGCTATTCAGACAGTGGCACTTCTGTTGGCAAGGCGCTGGTTGGTGATGCAAATGAACGCGCTGCGGAAGCCTACTTTGCCCTGTCTCAGCTAGAGCCTGAGAATTACCCTGAGCGCATCACAGTCATTAGGACTGATTGGAAGGGTCTGAGAGACTAAGCTTTTATGTCCAAAGCACAGCCCCACAAACGCACCAAGTCTGGCAGCATCAGTAAGAAGACACTGAAGCAAGCTGGAGCTACACAGTTTAATAGCGTCAGCTGGTCTAACAATCGTGCCCAGATCTATGGCACTGCCGTAGATTTTAGCGTGGACTACACACCTGCTGACCGGGTGGAAATGATGAAGCGCCTGCGCTATGGTGAACGAAACTGCGGTCTGGTGCGTCAGATCCTTGGGGACTATGTGACTTATGTGGTGGGTAGTGATGGTATCACGCACCAAAGCCACTGCTCAGATACTGCCAAGGCTACTGCCTATGATGAATACTTTACGGATTGGTGCAGGAGCTGTGACCTGACTGGGCGCTGGAGCTGGGCAGAAGTGCAACGGATCACAGTCCGGGGCGCGCTGCGTGATGGTGATAGCTTTGCCCTTAAGGTGTTTGACGCTGAAGGGCGCGCGCGCTTGCAGCTTGTTGAAAGTCACCGGGTGTCCAACCCTGAAGGTGTTGAAGCGCCTAAGGGTATGCTGGATGGTGTGCAGTTTGACAAGGTGGGGCGCATTGTGGGTTATTCAGTTATCCTTGGTGACAAGTCTGCCAAGCTGATCCCAGCGCAGTCTGTCTGCCATATTGCTGAGCAGGACTATAGCAGCGGCAGCAGGGGACTCCCCTTGCTTCAGCATAGCTGGTCGGACATCCAGACGGAAGACGAGCTGCTTAAATTGGAAGCTCTTGCAGTCCGGAATGACTCAGACTTTACTAGGGTGCTGGTGAAAAATGGCGGCTATGTTCCTAACAATCTAGCTGCTGAATTGTCTGGCACTTCCTCTAGCGGAAGCGCGCTTGCCAGCCAAATGGGTGGTAAGCTTGCCGTCCTTGAACCCGGCGAAGATCTTAAAAGCATCCAGTCTAACCGGCCCAGCCCAGTGTTTGTCGGATTTTTGGAAGCGATCCAGCGCGACATAGCGCGCGGCACAGGTCTGCCGTATGAGTTTAGCGGCAACCCCACACAGGCTGGGGGCGGGGCGCTGCGCCTGATTGCTGCAAAGGCAGACAGGTCTTTTGCGCGCTGGCAGACCATCACGATTGAGCGCCTATGCACCCCAGCTTGGGGTTTCGTTATTGGCACTGCTATTGCCAATGGTGAGCTGCCTGACGCGCCTGATTGGAATAAGGTCAGCTGGACTACACCCAAGCGCCTGACCATTGATGCTGGCAGAGACGCTGCGCAGGATCGCGCTGACTTAGAGCTAGGTTTGCTGAGTATGTCAGAAATCTACCAACAGCGCGGACTTGACCTTCGCACTGAAGTTCAGAAGCGCGCTAAAGACTTTAAGTATATTATGGACACTGCGGAAAAGGAAGGCGTTCCGCTTTGGATGCTATACAAACCGGGCTTTAATTGGCTGCAAAATGGTCAGGGAAAACCCACTGCTACTGAAGTGCAGCTTGCTGGTGGTGACCCAATGGCTGACCCAATGGCTACGCCTTCTGCGACTGAGCCTGATCCTAACGCTTAACTTTAAAACCTATGCGCACACTTAATAAAGCTATCAGTGCTGGTAAGCCCTTCCTTGTGGATTACCAGATTGCTGAGCAATACCTGCAGCTTAAGAAGTCTGCTGGGATCACTGACCTTATCACCCAGCTGTTTGGTGAAAGCCCTAAGCCCTACACAGTGGGCAGCACCTATGTCATCCCTGTTATGGGTATGATTTCCAAGGGACTCAGCCCCATTGAAGCCATTGGCGCTACTGATGTTGAAAAGCTGGATGACCAGATTGATGAAGCGCTGGCTGCTAATCCTAAGCGCATCCTTTTCCATATCAATTCTGACGGCGGCACTATTGATGGTGTGGAGGAAATTGCTGACAAAATCCGCGCGCTGCCTGTTGAAACTATTGCCTACACTTCTGGGTCTATGAACAGCGCTGCCTTCTGGATCGGAAGTGCAGCTGACCGGGTGCTTGCATCAGCCAGCAGTAGCGTAGGGGCTGTGGGTGTGTATAGCGTCAGCACTGACTTGTCTGAACAGGCTAAGGCTATGGGCATTAAGGTTAAGGTCTTCCGAAACACCAGCAGCCCTTACAAGGGTATGGGTGTTGCAGGGACTTCCCTGACAAGTGAGCAGGAAGCCCTGACCCAAGCTGAAGTAGATAAGGCTGGTGAAACCTTTAAGCAGGCTGTGCTGATGAAACGCAAGCTGGCTAAGCCTGAAGATATGCAGGGGCAGGCTATGTCTGGCAGGGATGCTGCCGCGCGCAACCTCATCACAGGGCTGTCCCCTACCCTTAAGACGCTGCTCACCCAGCTGGAAGGCAGTGACACTGCCAAGCCTGCCACAGCTCAGATTGCCAAGCTTAACAAGGGCAAGCAGGCTGCTACCTCTTTCAAGCTCAAGGCTCAGGCTGATGAAGCCCCTGTTATGGATCAGGAAGCAACTGACGCTGCTGATGGTCTTAACTCCCGGCAGCGCTACCTTGTGGATGAGCTTGAAGGTATCACTGAAACCTTTGGCGCGTTTGACCAGACCAGCCTTGCTGATGGTTCACACTATGTGGCTGCTTCCCCATTTGGTGAGCAGGGCATTAAGTGCGCTAACTGCGTTTTCTATAAAGGTGGCAGGGGTTGTGAGATTGTTTCTGGGGACATTGACCCTGAAGCTGTCTGCAAGTTTTGGGTCATTCCTGCCAAGCTCATCAAGTAAGCTTTTGACTCCATACGCATAAGCAGAATGGAAACCAAAACCCTTACGATTGAAGACCAGCTTGCTTCCTCCAAGGCTATCCTTGGTGCTGTTCAGGCTGAGAAGGCTGAGCTGCAGGTTGCCTTTGAAGCGCTTGCTGCTGAGAAGCTGGCTGCCGTTGCTGAGATCTCCAAGGCTGCTGAAGCCAATAAGCTCACAGTGGAAGCCCTTGAGCAGAAGCTTGCTGGGTTTGAAGCTGAGAAGGCTGAGCTGCAGAAGCAGCTTGCTGAAGCCCTTGCCAATCAGGTCAGCGCTTCCAAGGAAGCTGCTAAGATTGCTTCTAGCGTTGGTATCTCCCCTGTTGCCGTCAGCCCTGCTGATGACCTCAGCGCTACTCAGGTTAAGCCTGACGCTGAGCAGATCCGTAAGACCTTCCTTGGTATGAAGCCCGGCGCTGAGCGTCAGGCTTACTTCCGTCAGCACCTTGCCGTCCTGACTGCCACTAAATAATTTTTTCCTCTAATCCCTAATATATAAATCCTATGTCGATCGCTGCTGCTCCCGCCGTCCTCGCTGAACAAGTCCTTGCCGGACTTAAAGGTAAGCTTGGTGTCCTTTCCGCTTTCTCCACTAACCTTACGCCTACTGCTGTGGGTCGCACTATGCAGGTCAGCCTGATCGGTGGCGGCAGCGCTAAGGTGTTTGATAAGTCTGCTGGTGGTTATCACGAGGCTGAGGAAGCTTCGATTACTTCCCAGACAGTCACAATGGTTCACCTTCATTCCACCAAGGACTTCACCCCTGATGACCTTGCTGAATATGGTGAAGCCTTTATGATCAACGCTTTCGTCCCGCAGGCTGTTAATGAGCTGGTTGCTGAGTGCCACAAGCGCATTGGCAATCTTTTCACTGTCGCTAACTACAGCGCTGGTGAAGTCATCACTGCCGCTAACTTCAATTATGGTCAGGTGGTTGATCTCAATACTGACCTTTCGATTGCCAAGGCTGGTGACACCCGCGCGCTGCTCCTTAACAGCACCTACGCTGGTGCGCTCCGCAAGGACGCTACGCTAGTTGCTCCCTTCAATGGTGCTGGTCAGTCTTCCCTGATCCAGACAGGCGCTATTGGCACTGTCTCTAACTTCAATGTGTTTGAGTTCACAGACCTTCCGACTAACTCGGAAGGCTTGGCTGGTGTGGCTCTGGCGCAGGATGCGGTCTGCGTGGCGCTCGCGCTGCCTAACGCTTCTATGTTCCCCGGTGAAGTTTCCTCTGCCACTGATGCTTCTGGTCTGGCTGTTCAGGTGCTGAAGTCTCAGGGCACTGACGGCATTGTGCGCCTGACCGCCACGATCCGCGCCGGCTTCGGTAAGGGTCGCGCCTCCAGCGCTAAGCGTATCTGCAGCGCCTGAGCTTAGCGCTCAGCTGCTATCAAGCTCACCTTGGAAACAGGGTGGGCTTTTTTGTGTCTGCGCGCGTGTGATGAAAATCTGATTACTTGACAAAATGATTTAATCTGCTATAGTGGTAATACAGTCAGGCGTGATGCCATACACTGTATGATCCTTGAAAGTCCTGCTGCTGGTAAATCTTTCCAGCTGGGTGAAAGCTCAGCTGGGATCACAAACAAAATACCATAATGACCAAACGCAAAACCAGCACCAAGCCTGATAAGGCGCAACCAGCCAACGCACAGTGTCCTGCGCAAGCAGTGGCACACACCGGGGGCATTAATTGGGGGCGCGCTTATTATGATACTGAGCTTAAAGCTCAGCAGGTAGGCAAGTGGATCAGTGAAGGCAGCTCCTATAAGTGGAGTCACGCGCGCTGGTCTGTCAGCCAAGTCACTGTTGATGGTGTCTCCCTATGGGAGCTTGACCACCACAGGGACAATACCCGCAGCCCCAGCTGGGCTGAACAGATCAAAGGCAGCTTCCCTAGCCCCACTGAGTATGTGGCTAGGCTGAAGTCCAAGCAGGACTAACACCCGCCCCCACCTAGCCAGCCTAGGTGGGGGCTTTCTGTTGGCAGTGGTATCAGGGTAGCCCCCACCCCTAGCTAAGCCTGCCACAGCCAAGCTAGACCCATAGGACAGCAAGCCTGCTTGTCAGCCCCGGCAATAGTATGGACAGCAACCTTGCAGCTATGTGGCTAGCTGACGCGCAGGCTATCTGCGCTGAGGCAGGGCAGACAGTCACGATCAATGGCACAAGCTATGCAGCTATGGCTAGTGACCCTACCCTTACCCCCAGCCTTGAGCAAGGGGGTCTGATGGATAAGATTACTACGCTAATCAAAGTGCCAGCTACGCCTGCTGCCCTAGCTGCCAAGTCCCATATGCAACCCGGCAAGCGCCTGACCTTTGATGCGCGCCCCTACCGGGTCACAGCTTTCACTTACAAACCCGGCAGCGCTTGGCTGCAAATGCAGTGTCAGGACGCTGACCAGCGCTAATGGCTGATATAGTCATTAAGGTTAATAGGACGCTAGCTGAGACGCTGGTTAAATCCTTCAAGGACTTTGGTGCTTACACAGCTCAGCTAACTGAAGACTTGGTAAAGGAGGAAGGCGCGCTTACCTGCCGTGAAGCCATTAACTACAGCCCCCCGCTTGATGGTAAGGAAGGTGGCAAAGGTGATAAGAAGGTTGCCCAGCGCTGGGGTGATTGGGCAGTGGCTAATGACATTATGACTGTGGTGACTGAAGACAGCAAAAGCGCTGCAGCTGCAGTCAATGCGCGTCAGGGTGCGTTTGATAAGTTTATGAAATGGCGGCAAGGCAAGCCCCCAAAGTCTGAAGGTGTTATGATGCGCCTATGGAAAGACACCAACCCGCAGCGCGCGTTTGCTCGCGCCAAGGTGTTGCTGCGTAAGTTTAACGGATCGCGCAACCATCAGGTGCTTAATGAGTCCAGCCTAGAAGCGCGGCACAATAGGGCTAGAAAGCTTTTCCGGGGACGCATCAGGAAAAATGGTGGGGCTAATTTTATGATGTCCCAAGGTTATGCCTTTGCCCCAGCTAAGGTCATAAGCGATTACATTAAGAAACGGCAGCAGCGCGTTGGCTGGATGAAGGCTGGCTGGGTCACTGCTATCCACAAGCTAGGTAAGCCTAAAATCAATGGTATGGAAAAGGGCTTTGGTCTGCGCAAGCTGCCTACTTGGATCACGCGCCACAACGCAAACCACGGATCAGTAGGTCTGAACAAATACCAGACCAACAGTAATAACATCCTGCTCACAGTCAGGAATGACCTAGGCAACATTTTTGGTGTGGGGTATCTTGCCGGAACAAGGCAGTATGTAATGGGTGTGCGCGCTGGTAAGCTGCAGCGCAGACTCAATCACTTTATGCGCATAGCCATTGAAAAGGCTAACAGCGGTCAGAAACCCACCTAACCTTTATGAGTATCAAAAGCCCCCTAAGCATTATTGAAGACGCGCTTGCCGCCAAGCTCACAGCTGAGACTTCCCTTGCTTCCTACCATATCACCAATGGTGAGACAGCTGAAGACCTGCAGCTGCCTAGCATTGTGGTAGCTTGTGAGTCAGCTAACTACCCCACCGGGTTTGCCCAAGGGCTTGGCAATTATAACTGCCAAGTCAGCGTTGGAGTCTTTACCCAGATTGATGACACCCCCCGCGCTACCCACAGGGCTGCTGTGCAGGATGTGCTTGGCAGCTTGTCTGATCTGCCGGGGCTTAAGGCTGTCTTCACTTCTCAGGGTGATGCCAGCTGCTATGACATTACCCTTACCGGGATGCAGGAAGGGCGCGGGGAAAGGTGCTTTGACACCACCCTTAACTTTGAAGTGCTGATTGTCCTAAGCCCTGTTTGACTTGGGGTGCATTGGTAAAGCTTCCTAACCCTTAACCCTATACCACAGTGGCAACCACGCAGAAGGGCACAGCCCATATTTTTGGCATCAACGGATCAGTGACCGGACTCACAGTGCAGTCCTATTCTGTTGGCAAGTCCTTTGCTAATGCTGATGAAGTGACCAACGCGCAGGGTGTGGTGATTGGTGTGCGCTATTCTGATGAGCGCACCACCCTTTCTGTTGAAGGGCTTGTGCCGTCCAGCTACACAGCCAGCGTTGGTGATAACCTCACCTTCACAGGTAATGGCATCAGCTTTTCCGGGCATATCACCCAGATTGAGGAACGCGGTGAAGCTAAGGGCTATATGCGTATTAGCATCACAGGCATTGATTATGAAGGTATTGCCTAAGCCCTGAGCTTAGTTTGATTTTCCCAGAAGCGCTGGCAGCCTAGTCATATGGCTGACCAGCGCTTTCTTTCTGCCTTCCTTACACCTGCCGTCACAGTGATCCTAGGCAAAAGGCTTAAGCCCTTCTGTCTCCGGCACAGGCTTTTCCTTGAAGGCATAGGCAGTCCTTTCCTTCAGGAGCAGACTGAGCTGACCGCAGCTGACCTGATTGTGGCGCTTAAGGTCTGCGCTGATGAGCCTATTGACCAGCCTACCTTTAGTGACAAGTGGCTTAACCTTAGGCTCACACTGTCAAAGCCTTTGCTAGCTAGAGGGTGTGCAGCGCTCATCAAACATATAGACCGGGTGGACTCTTACCCTAAGTTTTGGGAAAGAAAAGACAGGCGCGCAGGCTCAGCTAGCACAGTGCCTTGGGAGCTTTCCGTTGTCTGTAATCTGATCCGTAATGGGGTAAGCTATCAGGACGCTTTCAATATGCCTGAGGCAAAGGCTTTCTGGCTGTCAGCTACATTCAGTATCCAGCAGGGAAGCAAGCTGGAGTTTATCAGCACTGATGATGAAGCCTTGATTGAACAGCTTAACCAGATTGACCAATCGGCAAAAGTAGAAGCCAACCCTAACCAACCCTGATTATGTCCCTAGGTCTAGAGTTTAACATCAGCGCGAAAGACCAAGCCAGCGCAGCTGTTGAAACAGTAAATAAAAAAATCAAGGACTTTGGTAAGGATGTGGCTAAGTCCTTTCTTTCCTTTGCTGCGCCTATGGCGCTTATGCAAACAGGCATTAGTTTTGTAGGTGATAAAATTGAGGAATATAAACAGAAGGTAAAGGAAGCTACTGAAAACGCAGCCAAGCTTAAGGATGAGGCAGCTGACATTGGTGTTAGCGTAGAAGTCTGGCAGCGCCTTAAGGGTGCAGCTGATGAGTCTGGAATTGCCGTAGCAAAAGTGGGTAAGCTTTACACTGAAGCTGTTAAGCTGATTGAGAATGGTAAAGATCCTCTTAGTGACTCAGCGCGTATCCTGCGTGACGCGCTTGGCTTTGCTTCAGAAGATGTGGCTAAGGGCAATATTGAAGCTATCCAAGTTATTGAGCGTATGGGCAAAGCTATTGCCGGGGCTTCTAGTGAGGCTGACGCTATGAAGATCGCAACAGCCCTGCTGGGTGAGACTATGGCTAAGGAGCTACTTCCGGCGCTGCGTGAAGCTGCCAAGCTTAAGGAAGGCTATGTGAACACTGAAGGGCTGACTGAGGAAGAAGCCCAAGTGCTGCGTAATGCCAAGGCTGAGGAACGCAGAAAGAAGGCGCGTGAAGAATACCAGACAGCTGCAAAGGCTGCGTCAAAGCAGTTTCTTAAGTCTGATGCTACTGATGAGGAAGCTGCCAAGCTTGCTAGGGCTATGGGTTATGAAGGCCCGGAAAGACACGCAGCAGCTAAAGGCAGGGCTTATGCTGGGTCTGACAATCCTAAGGTAATGGCTGAGATCAATAAGCTGCTCAAGGAAAGGGCTGAGCGCGCAAAGGAAGCTGCCAAGTCTGAGACTGACGCAGCTGCTGCCGCAGTCCTAGCTTCTGCTGCTGCCAAGGATCAGGCTGACTATGAAGCCTTTATTGCAGACTTCCTTGCTGAGCAGGCTGCTGAGTCTGCAAAGGACAATGCCAAGGAACAGGCAGACGCTGACAAGGAAGCGCAAAAGAAGGCTGATGAGAAAGCTAAGAAGGATAAGAAAGACCTAGCTGACGCGCTTGACGCTGAAGCAAAACTGCAGGCTGAAAACGCTGCAGGCACAGGCAAGCTGACAGTATCCAGCCTGCGTGATATTGGTGGCGGTCTGGCTGGTGAAGCGCTGACAAATGGCTTGGACATTCAGCAGAAGCAGCTTGATGTTTCACAGGCTATCCTGATTGAGCTGCAGAAACTCAATGTTAAGACACTGCCGGAAGACCCGCGCAGCATTGACTTCACTAAACCACTTACCCTTTCAGATGTCACAACCTTTAACGCCTAATGACTAAGCTAATTAAAAAAGGAAACTCTGGCAACTCACTTGAGCTTCAGCCTGATTGGACTATTGAAAGTGATGGCTTTGGGCTGCTCACTTCCAAGCTGACCTTTAAGTGTGATGCTGCCAGCGCTGCCGGGAAAGCTCCCAAGTCTGGTGACGCGCACCCGGAAGACGGCAGGCTTAAGTGCCACAAGTCCACCTATACCATTACAAAAGGCGGGTGGGCTACAGTAGTCTCAGACTATGTAGGCATTGAAACAGGGGAGCGCACAAAAATCCAGATCAAGGGTGATGTGGTCACAGGCACACAGCCTATCCAAGTGCATAAGGATTTCCTCACTGTGCTTAAACCATTGGGCTGGGATAGCGCTACGCAGTCCTTCCCTGAGACTAATGCCAAGGCAGTCCAAAACGCGCTAGTGGGGGTCAAGTCTTTCCTAGCTCCAGACAGTCAGGTTAATTGCATCTACTATGTGTCTAACAGGTCTGAGCTGCAGGCTGGTGTGGATATGGTCAGCAAGACTTTCCAGAAAATGACCGGGCTTGAAGATGTGGTGCTGCCTACAGGCAACCTAGGGCTATCCAAGTTTCACGACAGATACGCGCTGCTTTCTGGTCTTAACTATGAGAAGTATGCGCACCTATATAAAATCAGCTTCACGATCCGTATCAGCTCAGGTGGTTGGCATAACAAGGTCTATACCAAGCATAACTGACCTATGATTAACCCCGGTGTAGGCTATACCTTCAGTAATGATAAGCGCGGCACAGCGCTCATTATTGATACCTTTGTGCCTGCTAAATATACGCACCCTTTCCGGGTGTATGAAGACAGCACAGCTGAAGGTCAGGCTATCCTTAAGGTCACACCCGGCACTTTAAATAACATCTTCCCTACCATCAACGGCACAGCTGTAGGAGAGACAGGCGCTCACTTCAGCCTGCCTTCTTCTGACAGCATTATTTATCTGACCATCCCTGCTAGCCAAAGCTCAGGCGCAGCCTTCCCAGCTGGCACACCTACCATCACCCTTGCCGGGGGCAGCACGATCCCAAGCAAGACTGAAACCACTGCCTATGTGGGTATTGCCAAAATCAAGGCAACCCCTGTGGATGGTGGTCAGCCTGTGCTTGAGATTTCCCCGCTAGTCTCAGGCAGCTTATGGGGTGAGCGTTTTAAATGCGGCAGCAGCTCAGCTGAGTATTGGTTTAGTCAGATTTGATATGACTACGCGCATTAGCTTTGGCATACCCCATAGGGTTGGCGCTTGCGCCTGTGAGATCGGAAAGGGCAGGGAAGACCAAGGGGTTATTGAAATGAGCGAAACCCAGACAAGCTGGGATAACTGCGTTGCCAATAAAACCCGGTCACCCGGCAACAGCATCTATGCTATCAGCTACACTGACAAGCTGGCTGGTGACGGAAAGAATGATGATGCCAGCGCGCTTGCTGCCTCTATTGTCTGCTGGTCTGGCTATTCAGACCTAGGAGAGACTGACCCGCAGATTATCATAAAGTCTAGGGGTGATGTGGCAGCTGGTGTCAATGGGTCATTCCCTAGCATCAGGATCACGCTGCGCCCATTGAAGACTGTATTGGACTACAGCTATACAGGTAATGCCAATGCTTCCGGGGAAGGTGAGATTGGATTTGAAAGCCAAAACCCGCTGCAGGATGTGCTTAGCATCAAATACTTTAAGGGTGAGCAGGTAATACCCAATTACTATGCTGATGGTGGGCAGGGACAGTATGATGCGATTAACGCAAACTATGAGCAGTTTAACGCTGTGCTGGTTGAAACAGGTAAGACAGTGACGCTTAACCAGACCCATTATTTCAAAAGCGCTGACAGACCCGGCACTGAGCCTACCCCTTGGACACCTTTGGACGGCACTGAGATTGACCCTGTATTTAACCCAAGGCTTCCTTCAATGGATGCCTTTGACTTCAAGCGTGATGAGTCCTTTGACTTCCGTTATAGGTTTCCTTCTGACTACTTCCAGAAGTATGGCGGTCTGATTTTGTCTGAAGGCAAGGCGCTGGCTTATCCTGCTTACATCAATCCGCAGACAGGTATAGAGGAGTTTCCTGCGATCACTAAGGGTGATTGGTCTTGGACACTGCACCAGCCTGACCCTGCTAACCCTAACCCTATTAACCCTGAGTTTCAGCCTGATGAAGACCCATCATCCTATTGGTCACCTGAAGGCGTAGCGCCTGTAATAAAGGGCTGGTATTGGGATAGCCCTACACCCCCCACAGGCGTAGATGGTTATTATTCCATTGTTCAATCTACTGCCTTCAAGATGGTTAAGCGTATCAGGACGCGCTACCCCTTTAGCTTCTATGCTAAGCAGGAAAGGTCTGAGTATGTCAGGGCTGTGGATCACACTGAAGGGCAGCAATACCTTACTGAGATTAGCCCCGGCTATCTAGCGCGCTACCCTATGACTTATTATGGTTATCTGCCGCAGACTCAAAACAGCTTCAAAGCTATTGCTTGGTGGCGCTTGGAGATTAACGGCAGCTTGTGCGATTGGAATAGCAAGACTGTGGTAAGCACTGACCCAGAAACAGGTCAGACAAACACAGTGGTCACAGGCATCACAATCAAAGGATATGTCAGGCTAAATATGAAAGCCCTTGAGCCTTCATCATCCAAGCAGGGTTATTACTCCAATATGTATCACGCGCAGACTTACTTTGATGATACAGTGGATTTAACAGGCGTGACCCCTAGCTTTGTCTTTAGGTGTAAGAGGGAAGTAAGTGGGGTTAATGAGTATTACCAGCCTATCTATACAATCCCTGAGTATGATGCTGGCACGATCCCATTTGAAGTGACGCTGGATAAGACCAACGCAAAAGGTGAGCCTGCCAAGTTTCTGGACTTTGCGATTACCTCAGGCGCTGAGCTTCCGGGGCAAGCTCCCGGTGAAGCTGGGTCAGTCCCTGAAAACAGCCTAGTCTTCATTAAGGACTTTGTGGTGACAGAAGTGATCCTGCCCTGACCTTTTGACCTTCCAGCAACATTGAAACCTAAGCCCTGCCAATATGCCCTTACCTTCTGCCATTAAGCTGTTTATTGACCCCCGCGCTGGTAGCGCCTTTGGCAATTTTTCTGGGACTTCCTCCCTTACCAACCCAGTCTTCACCCTTGGTGATACAGCTACAGTGGAGCTTTACCTTGTGGAAAGCACAGGGCTTAGCTCATACCCCCGGCAGGAAGTAGGCTTCCCTACCAGCCCCGGTATCAGGGTTGCCATTGGTGACATTGACCAATCCCCTGTAGCTGGCACTTGGACGCTGAGCTATGGCGGCAATACAACCACAGCCCTTGCCTTCAATGCTACGCCTGCCGTAGTCCAGACCGCGCTTAACCTGCTTGCCAGCATCACAGCTGCAGGGGGTGTCACAGTCAGCAAGATTGGGGATAATTATAACATCCTTTTCAACAGCGTTGGCGCGCGCACTGAGCTGACCACTGATGGGTCTGCGCTCATTCCCCTCAGCGCTGCCACTGTTGCTACCCTTCAGGCAGGTAGCTCCACCAAGCCTGCTATCTTCCTTTGCCACTTGCAGCGCACAGTGGCTGGACTTGCTACCAGCTTCAGCCCCACTGACGCTAGTGCGATCAGCGTAGAAAGCCTTACAGCTTGGGATAACACTAAGGCTACCTACCGGGTCAGCATCAGCCCAGACCCAAAGGGTGGTAGCTTCAGCCTTTCCTTTGATGCCCTTACAGGGACTGATGTAAGCACTGCCGCTATCAGCGTTGGAGCTTCCGCGCTTGATGTGCAAAACGCGCTGAGTTTTGGCGCGCTAGCTGACGGCAAGGTTAGCGTCACGCAGGTTGGAGCTTACGCCTATGACATTACTGTTGGAGTCCAGCCCGGAACAAACGGACTGACCGCTGATGGTGCTGGTCTGCTGTCCTTTGCTGGCTATAAGGGTGAGCTTAGCCTTAATACAGTGGAAGCTGTCAGCCTTCTGGATGGTGCTGACTTTGTGACCACCACCCTAGAAGTGGAGATCACTAGCGACAGCAAGCGCCTGACTGTCCTGCAGCTTCCCTGCACCCTGAAAAATGCAGTGATTGATGAAGGTGCGCTGCAGCCCCTTGTCCTTGATACTTACCTTAGCCAGACTGTTGCTGATGGTCGCTATTTCAAGCTGAGTCAAAACCTTGCTGACGGCACTGCTTCCACTATGCGCGCTAACCTTGGTGTCTATAGCACCGGGGAAGTGGATACTGCCCTTGCGCTCAAGGCTGATGATGGTGACTTGCTTGGTAAGGCTGACCTTTCCGGCGCTGCCTTCACAGGTGACCTGACTATTGCTGGACGCGCTGCCATTGGTGGTGGGCTTGCCTTGAATACGGCACACAAGCTGGCTATCTATAATGGCAACATTGTCTTTAGCGCAGGCTATGGCTTGGCTTTTGGTGACGGCACAGTGCAGACCACAGCTTTCACAGGATCGTCTGCTGCCAGCTGGGGAACAATAACCGGGACGCTGGCAAATCAGTCAGACCTTTCCAGCGCCTTGGCAGGCAAAGCTGCTACTGTGCATACCCATACCATTGGTGATGTGACCGGGCTTCAGACAGCGCTGGATGGTAAAGCTGCTACATCCCATACACAGGCTATCAGCACAATTACCGGGTTGCAGACTGCGTTGGATGGTAAAGCTGCCACAGTGCATACTCACACTATTGGTGATGTGACCGGGTTACAGACCGCGCTTGATGGTAAAGCTAACCTTTCAGGTGCTACCTTTACAGGCAAAGCTAACTTCACAAGCGTAGCTGGTGCTGCCGGACTTAATGTGGGCATTGGAGGCACAAGCACTTCTGCCACTACAGCTGGTGATATGTGGATTGCTACAGGTGGTGCTTCCCTCAATTTCCGTGATGGCACAGGCGCTTGGCGCGTCCTTGCTGCCACAAGCAATACTAACACTTTCAGTGCTGCGCAGATCATTGACACAACGGCAACCACGGCTGCGTTGCGCGTGACGCAGAAAGGCACAGGTAATGTTGTGGAGTTTGAAGACAGCACCAACCCTGATGCTTCTGCCTTTGTCATTAATCAAAATGGGGCTGTTGGTATTGGTGTTAATCCTAACACCTATAAGCTGCAGGTAGCTGGCAGCACTTATTCTAACAGCATTGAAACACCTAGCATTAATGCTACTTCAATCATTACCAGCAACATTCAGCTTAACGCTGGTGGTCAGCTTACATCCATTGGCACAGGGTCTAACCCTGTTGGTGGAAACTTCAGCGCTAGCGATTACCCGCTTGAAATGATTATTACGCTAGCCCCCGGAAGTGTGTATGCTGTCCCCTGCCGCCAAATCACTAACTGATCTATGTGCTACCTGTTCACCTTCCTTGCTGGCTTCCTGACCGGGTTGCTGGTGTTCGCCAATAACCCTGCCAAGCTTCAGGCTATCACAGCCAAGGCTAAGGAGCTGGTTGCAAAGCTGCGCGCCAAGTAAGTTATGCGCCTGCTTTGGCTGCTCATAACAGTAGCCTTGGTAGGCTGCGTAGGGACTAAGAAGGCTGAAGCCCCAGCCCCTGTGCCTGTGCCTGTGGAAGATGCCACAGCAAACTTTGGCAATAAGCAGGACAAGGCTGACCAAAGGGTTGCTGCCAGCATCCAAGGGGCGCGTGAAGCCAATGCTGATGGTAAGCCTGCTGCCGTAGAAGCTGAGCTAGCAGTAGCTGCCAGCTATCTTCCCATTGTCCTGCCGGGTGACCTTGCCTTTGTGCGGCAGCGTATCCAGCAGAATGACCCCAAGGCATATGCTGAAGCTAAAGCCTATGGTGCTAAGCTGAAGGCTGACCTTGATGACCTATGGGCTAAGATGGAAGCGCAGCAGAAGAAGTCCGCAGCTGAGATCACTGAGCTGAAGCGCCAGCTATCAGACCGGGACAAGGCTATTGAGCAGGCGCGCAAGGATAAGATTGCCCAGCAGCTCAGCACCTTAGGCGCTGGACTGATTGCCCTTGGTGTTGGTCTGCTTGCCTTTGGCAGCTTCATAGGTGTCAGCAAGCTCAGTGCCGGGTTGGTCATCCTTGGTGGGGTCATCACCAGCAGCCTGACTTGGGTAATGGATAGCCCTGCTTTCAGCTGGCTTATCATAGGGGTCTGCGCGCTGGTAGGACTTGCCGCCCTGCAGGGTCTGATTGCTGGCAGCATCAAGCTTTGGCGCTATTTGTTCCCAGCTGCAAAGGTGGAAGCCCCTGAAGCCAAGCCTGCTGAACCTGACAACCACCTGACAAAATGAGCGCTGCCTCACCCACAGGCTTTGAGTCCGTCACAGGGGATGACTCCATTAAACAGGGCATTATAGCTGCCGCGCTGGGCGGGTCTGCGTTGGTTGCCAGACAGCTTATGGCTGAGGAAAAGGCTAGCTGGGGATACCTGCTCAGATCAGCTGCCGCAGCTATGGTCACTGCCTACTTTGTAAATCAGCTGGCTAAGGGGTATGTGGAGCAGGAAAACCTGCGCGTCTGTATCTGTGGTGTGGCTGGATTTGCCGCGCCTGAAATCCAGCAGTATGGTCTTCAATTCCTCAAGGCTAAGATGCAAGCCAAGGTGCAGGCAGCTCAGGCTGAGCATAAGCCTGTGAAGACCCGGAAGACCCAAGCTAAGAAAGGAAAGGCAAATGCCAAAGGACGCTGACAGCTTGCGCTTCAATCCGCACAACCTGCTTATTGCAGTGGTGGGCTGCATCCTGATCTCAGGACTGTGCGCGGTCACCCTGTATCTTACGGCAGACTTCATCCTTACCAGCATCCACAAGTCAGACTTTATGGTGCTGCTTATCACGCCAGACCAGCCCGGTGGGTTTGCTTCTGATGACAAGCAGCTGCAGCATAACCTAAGCAGCGCTACCCAAGCGCTGATAACCTGCCGGGACATTAGCCTAGCATTAGCCTTTGGCTGTGTGCTGATTGGGGGCGCGCTTGCTTACCGGGCGCTTAAGCCTGCCGCCAATGGCTAAGACTAAGAAGAAGCTGAAGATAGTGGAAGCTGACCTGACAGCAGAAGACTGCTGGGGTGAAGCTGAGCCTTTGGGCGGCAACAGGTATGAGATCAGGATTGACCCAGAGCATAAGACTGAGCGCAGCAGGGCAAACACCTTGGTTCACGAAGCCCTGCACTGCGGGGATATGAGTCTGCCAGAAGGCAAGGTGCGTCACTTGACCGCTGTGGTGGTGGAAGCCCTGTGGCGGGAAGGCTATAGGCGCGTTAGGATGTAGGCTGGACAGCCCCAGCTGGCAGGATTGGCTAGGAAGCCCTATGCCCCCTAGACCTAGGCAGACAGCCAAGCTACCCCCTAAACCCCCCGCCAAGGGCAAGCCAAGGGGGTCTAAGACCCTAATGGCTAGGAAGGCTAAGCTGGCTTGGTTTAAGGCTAGGAAGGCTGAGCGCGCCCGGTGGAAACTTGAGCGCTGGGGCAACCCCAAAGGACTTAGGCAAAGGGCTTGACGGCAGGGGCTTTATGGGTAGGTTAGGTGACCTATGACAACCCGAAACTATTACAGCCCTGACCGCGCTAAGCGCGCTTGGTATGATCGCAGCACCCGCAGCTGGATACTGCAGCACCTAGACGCTGAAGGCAACCAGCTGGGAAGCGCTGAATACTGCGCGCATAAGCAGTCCGCTATGGCTTGGCTTAACTCCTAATCAGATCACCACCTATGAACCCTGAAGAAGTCACCGGGATTTGCAGCTGCTGCGGTCAGGCGCTTAAGTATTCACACCTTTACGCAGGCAAGGTCTGGGGCGGTCAGTGCCTAGCTACCCACCTTGGCTGCAGCGTAGATGCCCTGCGCTTCAAGGGCAGGGAGCTGGATACTGAGCGTATGGCTGCTGAGCAGCGCACCTATGAGCAGCGCAGGGAAGCCCACCTTGAGCGCCAGCGCTTCATCAAGGAAGTAGCTGAGCCTAGGCTTGCCGCGCTTGCTGCCTGCCCCTTGGTGATCGCGCTGGTGCAGTCTTTCAACCCCAAGCACTGCTTTGGCTACCCCCAAAGCGCTGCCACCTTCCGGGCTGACATTCTCTGGAAGCTGTTTGAAAGGGGCAGCTTGTCTGAGAAGCAGGTTGCTGCCGTAGCAAAGTCCCTGCGCTACACCCTGACTGACGCTGACGCTATCCTGACTGAGCGCGTTAAGACTGACGGCGCTGACAGCTCAATGGCTGTCCAGCAGTTGATCATCAAGCACAACCCTGCCGCTAGTCGCTACTTCTGGAATGACCTGCACCCTTCCTTCTACACCCGCTAATCCTAACCTATGACCACCCGCCCTATGAAAACCCACAAGTCCAATACCACCCAGCCTGCTAAGACCAGCCTAGCTGAAGCCCAAGCTAACTACTTCAAGGGTATGACGCTGCTGGCTATTGGCTTCACCCTGATCCTGCTGCTTGCCCTTGCCTGCAACAGCGTCACCACCCGCAAGCGCTGAACCTATGACCGCCCCTAAAGCTATGCTTGCCGCGCAGCTCAGCTGCCTCAGCAACCTGCCTGACCGGGTTTGGGCTATTGAGCCTAAGCTGGATGGTATCAGGGTAATCATCACTGCTGACCCTGACGCGCAGCTGGTGACCTACCACACCCGGAACGGAAACCCTCTGACCAGCCTTGAAGCCCTGACCCCTGACATACTCAAGCTGGCTAAGGCAATCGGGTCTAAGGTGGTAATGGATGGGGAAGCCACAGCTGGCACTGACTTCTTTAATGGGGTAGGCAAGCTGCGTCAGAAGTATGAGGCAGCTGAGCTAGCTTGCATCACCCTGTTTGATCTGATTGCCGTAGCTGGATGGGGTGACAGTGATGGTGTCCCCTACTGCCTGCGCAGGGACTGCCTTGAGACTATGTTTGAAAACGCAGGGATGAAAGGCTGCGCGCAGGACAGTGTGCGTATGACCCCTGTGATTGATACTCTGACCACTTCTGACCTGCAGCTTATGGTTGATAACCTGCTGGAAGACGCGCTAGCGCAGGGCTTTGAAGGGCTGATGCTGAAGGATGTTGATGCTGCCTATACTCAGGGCAAACGCACTAAGGCTTGGATCAAGGTGAAGCCTAGCCAGACCTATGACTGCAGGGTGGTTGGCTTCATCCCCGGCACAGGCAGGCTGGACGGCACACTTGGCAGCTTGCTTGTGAGCTATAACGGCAAGCCTGTGCGCGTTGGCTCAGGTCTGTCAGACCAGCTGCGTCAGGAAATCTATGACCATCAGGCTAAATACATTGGCGCGCTGGCTGAAGTCAGCTGCCTCAGCCTGACCCCTTCCGGGTCACTGCGTCACCCAAGCTTGGTCTGCATACGCTGGGACAAATAAGGCTAGCCTATGCCAACCCCTGACCTATTCACAATCTACCCACAAGCTATGTCTAAAGACCAAGTAAATTGGCAGGTTCACTGTATGCTGCAGGAGCTGCAATTTTTGAATGATAGGCTGATTGATGGTGACCACACTGAGCGCAGCGCGCTTAAGGTAGCTAAGGGCTGGGCTGCTGATCTGGCGGACAGACTCCGGCAGATTGAGAATGTAAGCCAAGCTTGGTCTGATGTGCATATTGCCTATGGGGGCTTTATCTGCCTCAGCTGGAATGTGACCCTGTATAATGGTGAAACCATCAAGGGGGCGCTGACCCCTGTGCGCAAAAAATGATGCGCCTGCTTTCCCTGATCCTATGCAGCTCAGCCCTAGCTGCTGACCCGGCAGTGACCACCAAGCTGGTCAGGGGCATCATAGCTATTGAGTCTAGCGGCAAGGCTAGGGTGACCGGGGACAATGGAGCAGCTAGGGGGCTTGCCCAATTCCACCTAGCTAGCTGGCTGGACACAAGCGTTTGGCGCGCAGCTAGGGGTCTGCCTACCTACCCCTATAGCGCAGCTTATGACCCAGCCTGCAGCCAAGCCTACCTGCATAGCTGGCTGGAGCTTAACGCAGCTAGGTTCAGGAAGGCTACCGGGCGCGCACCCACCCCAGCTGATCTGTATGCCATACACAATCTGGGTTTCAAGGGATACGCTCAAAGGTCATTTGACTTTGCCAGATGCCCTAGCATCACCAAGCGCAAGGCAGCACACCTAAGATAACTTTAAGACCAACGCACTTGAGCAACAGCCCTACACCAAACGCGCGCTATACCTTTGCAGCCATTGACCCCGGAATGTCAGGGGGTGTTGCCGTAGTGCGTATGTATGCTAACAGACCTGAAGTGGTCTTAAGCAAAATGCCTGAAGACTTGGCTGAGCTAAGTGAGCTGCTGCCGTTTGGCTGTGATGTGGTGATTGAGAAAGTCCCACCCTTTGTGGGCAGGCTTATCCCTTCCAGCGCTGCCTTCAAGCTGGGCAAGTCTGCCGGGTGGGTGGAAGGCTTCTGCGCAGGACGGCAGCACCCGGTGATCCTTGTGACTCCCCAGAAGTGGCAAGCCCCCTTGGGCATCCCCAAGGGCAATAGGACACAAGCCCAATGGAAAGCTGCCCTGAAAGCAGAAGCTAGCAGGCGCTACCCATCAGTCCAAGGGCTGACCCTAGCAACGGCAGACGCGCTGCTTATTGCTGATTGGAGAATGTCTGAAGTCACACCACTGCTTAAACACTTTTAACCTATGACTGATAAGAAAACCCCCAAGTCCCCTGCCGCCAGCTATACGCAGGTAGGCAGCACCAGCTACATCCTGCTTTCTGACGGCAGCTTTGCGCGCAAGCTCAAGCCTGTGGTGGTCAATGGTGTCAGCTATTATAACCTGAGCAAAGGCAAGGGTGTGCTTATGCGCATCACTGCTGACCGGGTTGCTGAATACATCAGCGCCATTGAAAACCCGCAGCCTGACAAGCCTGTTGCCTGATCCTTCTGCACCTGTAGCACAATGGCTGTGCGCCTGCTTTGTAAGCAGGGGGCTGCAGGTTCAAGTCCTGTCAGGTGCTTACCTTTCCTACCCAAACCAATAAACCGCTATGACCACTAAGAAAACTAAGACCCAGAATGAAGAC